CCATCGCGCTTTCCGACAAGGACTCTGGCCGGGCGAACATGGCGGCCAAGGACATTCAGGACAGGGCGGAGGGCCGCGCCACGGAGAAGAAAGAGGTTACTCACAAATTCGAGCACCTCCCCGACGCCGAGCTAGACGCATTGTTGCTTTCCAAGATGGGCGACAAGGATCAGGCCGACGCCAAGCTGAAAAATTAAGTATTTAAAATGTGTTCTTTTGGGTCTAGTCTGACGGCATGGGATTCAAGGGTGTGGGCACATATTTAATCACGGTGCCATTTCAATGTGGCAGTTTTGTTCAACCTCTGAACTACAACCAAATCAAAACACTAGTGGTGGGAATTCAGGAAGCTGGGTGGAAGGTGTTGTCATCGTCTGAGCCTTCAGGGGACAAACCCGGTGATTGGTGGGTGAAGGTGAGTGGGGAGCACATCATGTTTCGCGGAGTCCACAAGGTGATGAAGAGTGTGGACATTGAGATTTGGCAGAACAAGATGGTTGATTTCCCCGCGCTCAAGAAGAAGTAAATGTATGGCGAAGGCGCGCCGAAGGGGCAGTGTTAAGTGTACGGGGAAGACATTCATGTGGTGGATAACTTCTGCCCCAACTACACGGAACTTCTGAAAGAAGCGGAAAACCAAATTTACGAAACGGTGGAATATGGTGGAACCAAATTCCCATCGGTAGCTGAGACACATAACACCTGGCCGCTTAAGAGATTCACCACGCTCTACCAAACCCATTGCCACAACATTCTGCAATTTATGAGGAAATATGAGAGGGACGTGGAGCAACCCACGTACATTCACAATGATAGGGACATATCCAATCATTCCGCCATATTATGTTTAGGGGACAATCTGAATAATGATTATGGCGCTGTAGCTTTCTGGGAAAAGATAGGCACAAGAGAGCCAGAGTGGAAACAGAGTAAGACCCTAGATTTGATACCTAATAGATGCGTAATATTTCCAACCACTTATTGGCACTCCCGCTATCCCAGGCATTGGGAGCATGAGCACCCAAGAACGGTGCAGGTTTTTTTCTTCGACGTGGGCTTTAAAGGTGCTATAGCTGTCTGAATGGATTATGTAAAACTGCTTTCATGGATAGCTATAGGCTTCATATTCGTCATAGCTGTATGCTCCATGACCTCCTGCCACCAAGAAAACAAAGTACGGCCAGTGTCAAAACCCGGCGTTGAGTTAATAACCATAGTTGATAATTTTAATATTCGTGTTTACAGGGTCCAAACTGACGAGGCTGTTTGTTACATCTACAGTGGTGGAAACAAAGGCGGACTTCAATGCAAATGGAAGAATAGATAAAGGAGAGTGAGATGTTTAAAGATATAAAACGAGTAAAGTCGATGATCCGTGCAGAGATTGAGCACGAGCATGAGATGAAAATGGAATCCAAGGAAGCCTCCTTTAAGAGAGAGAAGGATAATTGGGAAGAGGATAAGAAACGAGACAAAGACCACGCAGAGCGCGAACATGACCTACAGCTAAAAGAATCCATCACATTGGCCAGGCTTGAGAATGAACAGAAGCTAAAGCAACTGGACCTGTTAAGATGGACTACATGGAAAAACTCACCGAAAAGAAGTCGGAACTTATTGAAGAGACCTATCAGACGCTTTCTAAGTCTTTAAAGAAGCTCCACGAAGAGGGGAACCACAATAGTCGGTTCACTCAGGACTTGGCGTTGAAAATGTTAGAGTCGCATCAAAAGACGGACAATTATACGGTTGAAAGAACCATTTCATCAAAAGGGGAGTAGGTGGTACCCATGGCAATTGTAGGTTCTGGAATAGGTAGTGGGCTACTCACCACCACTGGCAGTAGTAGTATTGACAGCACCCTTATAAATTTCGACGACAGCACTGCTGGTATGGACCAGCTACAAGGGCAATTACAACAAGGGCAAGCCTTACAGGGGCAACACCTTGAACATTTTCACCAGCAAAAAAATGAGGCTGAACTACTTGATAGGGCAAAAGAGCGGGAAGAGAAGGCCAGAAAGCACAAGCGCTATGGCGGTGTAGAAGGTGAGATGTTTCGGACAGAGCTACCGGAAATGACAGAGCTTCGCAAGTCTGTGGATGAGTTTAGGTTAAAATGAACTACACAAAAGAATACTTTGCTAAATGGAAACCCCACGCCTTGTCTAGTGGTTTCACTCCTGATTATGAGGACATGGCGGAGCACGCCAACGAATTATTGCCCCAAATAAAAGCTGCGTGGATGGCCGATCTAATAAAAAACGCTCCCTCATTGGTTGTTAATAGTCCGTGTGACTTTTCAATTTCTTGGCCCAACGACACGGCACTAACCCCGCCTTTCACGGCGAAGCTCATTTGTTTAAGCAATTACAAGAGTCAGAGCCAGATGAAGCGAGTGGAGACAATGAAGAAATGAGCAAGCTTGAATTTAAAGCGGAGCAATATGAGATAGCCATTCATAATTTAGTTCACGAACTTGAATCTCCAGGTGATGATGAAAGTATAATAAAAAAAGCGTGTAAGGGTTTTTCTAACTTATCCCAAGCCATTTACGACAAGCACCTTGAGACCTTGCTGAAGGTAGCGAAAACACATTATTCGCCGACTTATGATCAGGGTGTATGGATTGCAAATAATGATGATTTGGATGTCACCCACACCGCCCGACTTGATAACATGGAGAAATTATAATGGACATGCTAGGAATGACAGCGATTATTTGCGCCACGGTGCTGATATTCAGCCGCATGGTGCTAGCCTACCGATTAAAACGACAGGGGAAGTGGAAGGATAAGAAATAATGCCAGTGCGAAAGACCCATAAATTAAGGGCGCTCCCCCGGTCGTTGAGGGAGTTCATTTTATGCAGTGGTAAACCGGATCGGTTCTTGGTGGCCCGTTATTTCTGGATCAATGTGACGTGCAATAAATGCTGGGAGAAGAGGTTTAAGAAGTGAGTGAACAGGAGCTAGAAAAAGTAAAGAAACGCCTAACCGGGTGGGCGCATTGGAAAATGGTATCCGTAAAAAAGGGAGATTACGATAAAGTCCCGGTAATTAAAGAGGACGAAGCTCTCTTTGCACACGACATAGGTTTTTTAATCGGCACAGTCGAAAGACTACAAAACGAATTAAAGGCGCTTAAATGACATGCCCATGGAGTAATTTCGAACTCGCTAGTGTTTCTTTTTGTGAGGAGAGGCTATGCGCTTGGATTGTGAGTCCTGCCGATACCATTTCTAATTTAGGATATTTCGTCGTAGCGGTCGTCCTTTTCAAACTAATACGGCGAGATGAACGACGGGACCTGAAGCCACTGGCTATTGCTGCACTGTGCGTGGCCATCGGGTCCACGTTGTTCCACGCCACAGGAACATTCTGGGCGGAAGTGTTGGATGTGGGTTCGATGTTTCTCTTTACTGGTTTCATCATCGCAAGAAACTTATATCGTCTAGGACTCTCACATGAAAAATGGATTAGGTGGGGCATCGTCGGAGGCTCCGTTCTTACGCTTCTCCTTAATCACCCCATTGGCATCAATCTTTTTATTGGTCACGTTGTTGTTTGGCTGGGCACAGAATTGTTACTGAGTAACAAAACGCCGAAAGAGTCTTATAAACCTCTCATAGCGTTGGCCATGATCTTCGCCGCTGCATATTCATTCTGGTGGGTTGACCAATTAAAGTTGGTATGCGACCCGACGAACCACTTCGCCACTTGGCATTCAGCTTGGCATCTCACAAACGCCTTCGCTTTTTATTACGCATATAGGTTCTATCGACAAATCCCGCACCCTGAAACAGGGAGGTTGTTTTGAGTGAGTGGTACATAGAAAAAGATGGGGAAATTGTTCAAAAGCCGATGCTGGAAGCTGCCAAATGGATGGAGACTGCCGACAGAATTGTTAAGCGTGAAATGGTTGGGAAGTACAGAGTGAGCACTGTTTTTCTTGGCCTGGACCACAGGTTTGGCCGTGGCGGCCCACCCATAGTTTATGAAACGATGGTTTTTGAAGGGGGAGATTTTTCGGATCTGGATTCTAACCGCTACTGTACCAAAGAAGAGGCAATTTCGGGCCACAAGGAAATGGTTAAAAAATGGGAGAAGAAATGAATCCTGAAGAATTAAAAGCCTGGGTAATACGGACAGAAAAGATGGTTGACGACAACCTTCAATATATTCCACCTCACATGCACGAGGGGTTGAAACTCTACGTGTTGAATGGGGTACCACCAGGTGGATTTTTGGAAGCTGTGCTGGCGAATGATTTTAAAACCGCCGCAGGCCGGGCCGACCGTATAAATTCCAAATACCTCAAAGAGTGGGCGTTAGTGGTGGCCAATGCAATGCCGAGGGCAGCGCAGGGTAGTTATGAAAATGTACATACGTGGATTGAGGAGCACCCAACAAGATGAACCGCACCCAACGCCGCGCAATGGCCAACGTCAAGAGCAAGACGATGGAAGAACACTTTAAGAACACGGCTAAAATCCTGGACGACATTGATCGAAGACTCTGCAAACTAGAAGAGATGCAGTCTGCCATCGTGGAAGAAATGGAAGAGGCCACTGACGGAAAAATTAAGTCCTCAATTCCGGGCATGGAACCAGGCGAAGCAAGTTTAATAAAAACAGGAGATGAAAATGACTAGAATAAAAAGAAGCACGGAGGACTTAGTGGTAATAAAGCCATTGGGTTAATGAAAAAGGGAGCTGACATATCGGAGGCTTGTGAGAAGTCGAATATATGGAACACCGACTTGTATCGGATGAGAAAAAAGGGCCTCATTAATTTCGCCGGGGCGGGAAAGTCTCCCATTAAAAGGAAATACACCAAGAGAATCGAACCCACCATATTGGTAGACGCAGAGGAAAACCTCTACACGGTTTTTTTCTTTCGTGGCTCCGCCCATGACTTGGAGAATCTCACGAAGTTAGGAGCCACACATGCGAATAACTAAAGTTTATTCGGACTCTGATTTAAGAGCCGCTCATGTTGGGCTGGCTAAGCAGGCCGGTATTGATTGGGACGATATTCCGAATGGTAGGTTTTATGTGTTTCTTAATAAACGTAAAACCATGGCGAAGGTATTGACGGCATCGAACACAATGCTTCACGTAAAGAGCCATCACGGACTTGAACTATCAGCGCTACAGTATTTGCCGCGCATTTTCGCACGTTCCGGGCGTCTTGATTATCCACGAGCGCTTGGCATTGCTTTAACTAAGAAGCTTCGCATTGCTCCAGGAATGCGGGCTGTGAATTGAGGATGAATGATCACTGAGATATTTTGGCCTGAGTTTGTATACTACGATGAGGTTAAGAATGAGATCCACATTGAGTGGAGCCTATTCCGTGTGCAGTATGACTGGATATTTTTGGGAATGCTGAAATGAATTTTCCTTAGTTTCGCTGTTGTTCCAATTCAGATAGCGAAGTACGGCGGGTCTGGTTGTTTCGGTTATTTGAGCATTTCGCGCTTCGACCAGGCTCGCTAAGCTTTAGCGTACATTTCTTTTCTTAAGTCGCTCACTTCGCGGCTCAGGTTATCTATCCGGTTGGAGAGACGGTTTTCCATGGCCTGAAGGCGGTCTTCGTCTTTTAAGGCCATGAGAACCTTCGCGCCGTTCCCATTCGACATCCTCTTATCCTTCAGGAAGTTGAAGACCGTGTTAATTACCAAAATCGCAAATATTCCACCCACACCAAGCTGCATAATCATCTCATTCATTTGGCGCACCTAAAATAGATCAAGTGAGTTGAAGACAGGCTAGAAAAATCAGAATTTCGCTCAAAGCGTTCTGGTATTCGATTTTTTCGGCAAAGAATGTGGCCATTCTAATAAAAAGCTCCACGAAACCAACCCCCTATGGTTTATTATATCTTTAGTCGTTTATTTTCGTGGAAAAACGCAGCGCAGAAGCCAACTAACTAAAATGGCTGTATATTATTCAAAGCGCCATGGATAAAGAGTGTCAACAATGCCCAAAGCTCAAAGCGGAGCTAAAGAATCTTTACAAGGTAAAAGCAAAGGAAGTGGCAGCAGCGGGGGAGCTGACAGCGATGCTCCTGAAACGGATGCACAAAGTGATGTACGAATACTCGATTCCCGAGAGCGCCTTGGAGATTTATCCAGAGAAGACAAACTCCGATTAATCACGCTTATCGAGGAAAAGGAACGTCGTGATAAGGCAAAGAAGGACCAATATAAGCCTAATGAGGGACAAGCTCTCGTCCATAAATCTACAGCCCCCGTTCGTGTAGTCACCTCGGGAAACGGCTCAGGAAAAACGACTCTTCTCATTCAAGAGGTGATGTGTTCGGCCCTTGGATATAACCCTTGGTTAGATAAGTATACGCCCGTTCCAAGTCAAAACGTGATCGTCTTGGACTCTCCAGATAAAGTTGAAAAGCTTTGGATTCCCGCTATTAAAAAGTGGTTCGAGATAAAACCGGAGATGCTTAAGAAGTGGGGTCGGCATTACGTCACAGAGATCCGTCTTGATAACGGATCTTCCGTACATTTCTATTTTCATCAACAGGAACCTCTCACTTTTGAGTCGGTTGAATTCGACGGACTCGTGGGATTCGACGAACCACCGCCACGCCATTGCTGGGTCGGACTAAAAAGAGCTGGCCGGGTTAGGGGAAGAAAGACTCGCTATTTATTAGCTGGAACACCCATTTCAAGAGCGTGGGTGAGAAAAGAACTCGTTGAACCTGCAATGAAGGGTGAAATTAGTGGGGTGGATGTTTTTAAATTCGGAACCCACGTAAACGCAGCGAATTTATCGGAAGGATACATCGATGAGTTTTCAAAGATTCTTTCCGAGAAAGAAAAGCGCATTCGCTTACACGGAGACTTCTTTGATCTCTCTGGCCTGGCACTCGCCCATCTATTCGATAGGACAGTGCATGTCGTTGAGCCATTTGAAATCCCAAAAGACTGGCCGTGTGTTGTTGCCATCGATCCACATCCGTCCAAAGCGCACCACGCTGTTTTATTAGCTGCCGATCATGACTCCAACATTTATGTGGTGGACGAAATGGCAGAGAAGATGGTGGCCAAGGATTTTTCTGCATACTTGCATGCGTTCATGGAAGGGTATCGGGTTGTGGACATCGTGTGTGACTCACTTGGTTCAAGTGAAGGCACTGGCGGTGAGGGATTTTACTCATTCATTCAGGTTTTAAATCGAAACGGTATCCGGGCCAGAGCCACCACCTTTAAAGAGAAGAACGAAGAGGACTTTATCGATAGAATCCAGTCCGCCCTCATCATCCCGGAGTTCGAGGACAATTTTGGAAGGATGGTGCCCAAGCTTCGCATTTTCAGTCATTGCACGGGCACTGTGAACGACATTGAGAATGTGCAGTGGTTAAAAGTGAAGAATGTGGATGAAAACCGTCCAAAGCTTGACATTGTGCATAAAGACTTTCTCTCTGCGGTTAAATATGGCCTAGCGACAAATTTAAGTATAAAAAAGGGTGATATGAAAGTTTTCAAGAGAAAGAAGCCTGTGGGGGCTTATGGTCAGCGGGAGAGCAATAATTTAAACCGGAGAATTGCTCAAAGACTAACGCTCAAACCTAAGATAAAATCCAGACACATCAAGGAAGACGACGATTTCTAGCGTGTATAATATCTGTTGGGGGATTCTATGGCGATTTTGAACGATGATAAGAAGGTAATCATTGAAGGCAGGAGTAAAACCTTGCCCCCAGAGGTTGAGGAGTCCTTACGCAATCAAATTCCTGAAAAATTAGCCAGAAAATTAGAAAAAATGAAGATCGGCACCAAGGTGTCGGAAATGTGGCATCGTGGGAATGCCCACCGCCAACAATGGCTCGACAGACAACAGGCCTACCTCTCAACTTGGGATGAACATTTAGAAGCAACGTCTGAAGGCGCTTGGAACCACGCTTCCACACTTCACGTTCCAATGCCGCTCACGGTGGCTAAAACCGTTCACGCAAGATTCTTAGAAGCCGTAATGAGTTTAGATCCGCTTTTTGTAATAAAAGCTCGACGAGAAGACGGTATCGAAAGAAGCAAACTTGTTTCAGACATCATGCACTACGCGCTTAAAGATTGGGCTAATGACTATGAAGGTATAGCTCCCGTGATGGATAAGTGGCTTTGGAGATGGATAACCGAAGGTTCGGCCATTATGAAGCAACGGTGGGAGAAAAAGTACACTTCCTTCGTTGATGTGGAAGAGGAACAGGTTTTAGAAACCGACCGACCCGAAAAAGATGTAGTCGGACCTTTAACAGAAAGATTGATCACTAAAGAAAGAGAAGTGCGGCGAACGAAGCTCACCTTTGAAGGGCCTGTTTTTGAAATTAAAGACATTGAAGACGTTTTAATTGTTGGTGGCGGTGGAAATACTCAAAAAGCAGACGCCGTTTTAGATAGATATTGGCTCAATGCAAGTGACATGCTCTCTTTCGTGGATAGAAAGCTTTTTAGGTCAAAGGCCGTGAAAAAGGTGATTAAAGGCGGGGGAGACTCCATGGGTGGAGTGGGCGCCGGAAATATCAAAGAACAACGAGCGCAGAACGCAGGGTTGGGTGGTGTTGATCAATCCATCGATCATGAACAGTATGAAGTGATTGAGTCTTATTTATCCATGGATGTAGATGGAAGCGGTATCAATTCAGAAGTTGTTGTGTGGATTCATATTAAATCCGGCGAAATCCTAAGAGCCACCTACCTTCACAGAATCAATAAAAATGGAAGACGACCTTATTTTAAAATTGATTGGCAACCTCGTCACGGTCAAGAGTATGGCACTGGTCTTATCGAGTGGCTGTATCCGTTATCTGTTGAGCTAGATGCGTGGCACAATATAGCAGTTGACTATGGCACCCTGAGCACGATGCCTTTCTTTTTCTACCGTCCCGGCTCTAATTTAGAACCCGGTACCATTCAATTGGAACCTGGCGCCGGTATCCCTCTCGATAATCCGCAAACCGACGTGTTCATTCCAAATATGGGGAACAGAGCCGTATTTGGAATGCAACAAGAACAAAGCATTATGACCATGGTGCAAAGACTCACAGGCATTAGTGACATCAATTTAGGAGCTGTCACTGGAGCACAAGGGCCTACCAGAACAGCAACGGGTTCGCGTGCTCTATTAGCCGAAAGTACGACAAACTTAAACGTGTTTCTCCGTCGCTTCCAACAGGGGTGGAGACAAGCGCTTAAATACCTACACGACGAACTGGAACAAAACATTCCACCAGGGAAAAGCTTTCGTCTCATGGGTTCAACAGGAAATGATTATTGGGCCATTGTAAAGTCTAGGGAAGATTTAAACCTTGAAGCCGACTTTGAAATTAATCCCAACAGTGCAAATTCAAACCCGACCATTCAACAAGAGATTTCCCAACAGGTATTGCAACTCACACTCAATCCTATTCTGATCCAAACCCAAGTGGTCACAACGAACAACATTTATCAGGCAGCCATTGATGTTGTGAAATCACTAGGTGTTAAGGATTTTGGGAAATATTTAACTGAGCCAGCACAGAAACAAAACTTCTTGAGTCCGAAAAACGAAGTGAACAGAATTCTTAATGGCATTGCGGTGGACATTGATCCGGCCATGGACCACGAAGGATTTGTTAAATTCGTTGATGAACTTTTCAGAAACGACGACATCTTGGGACAATTCACTGAAGATGCAGTGAGAGCCATTGGCGCTCAAAAAGAAAAGCACATCCAGATGCAAAGTGCAATTCAGGACTTGGTGGCTCAGGCTAATAACGCACGGCAAGCTCAGATAAATCAAAATGCTAGCGCAGGGCCAGAGGCGCCGGTACAATTGGGCGTTGCCGGGGGCCCTGACTCACCGGAAGCTCCAGTTTTTGGGGGATAGTGTTTAACGAAGACGAAACTGAAGAGGTATTGTCCATAATGGACACCAGAGCATTCGATGTGCTCATGCGTGAAATTGGATACCTAGTGCAGCACAAAGAACAAAAACTCCTAAAATCCAACTGTTCCGACATATCCCAAGGTGAACTCCTCATTTTAAAAGCCTCCACCGAGGGCGCACAAAGATTATTAGTTGATTTTAATGTTTTACTGAATAACTTGAAGCTTAAAGGAGGCCGATAATGGCTGAAGAGGATAAAGCTGAGAATAAGGAAGAGGGCAAGGACGCTCCTAAGGATGATGGCTTTCAAAAAGACGTCGCCGATAAGCTCCAGTCCTACGAAAAGGAACTAAAGACTCTGAAGGATTCAAACCTTCAATTGGGCCAAGTTCTTCAAGACACGAACCGAAAGGTCACTGAGGGGTGGCAACCGGCGCCCAAAGAAGCGCCCAAGACCTTCAGCGAGCTTTTATACGATGATGAAGAGAAGGCTATTCAGATGATTGAAGACCGCACTGAAGCTCGCATTATGAAAAAGCTTGGAGCTAACCAGAATTTAGAGGTGCAGAGAAATAAGGCTCTAAGTAAACTTTATGGGGAATACCCGGAGCTTGGGTCTCAAGATAGTGAGCTGTCTAAAAAGGCACTTGAGATGTATGGCGCAATGAGTAAAGACGAACAACAAAATCCG